GATTGTCTGATACCTGCGAAGATTTTACCGTATACCACGACATTTGCGGTACCGTAGGCTAAAATCATCCATAAAATAAGTGCTGTCATACTCTTGAATTTAAATTTGAACTTGAATGGTAAATGGCCCCCCGTGATAATACTACGTCCTTGAATTGGGTTACCATATCTTCAAGTTGGTTTATTTTTTCGTTTTTTAATGATAATTCTTTTTTTAATGTCTGTAAAGTACCCTCCAACAATTTAATCTTTGTCTCATCGCAGGGTTTATCTACAATTTTCTCAACTATTTTTTCTACTTCAATCTGAATGACTTCAGGTTCTTTTCCGTTAATGAGTCCGTATTTATCGATTGCATATCCCTTCTTAAAACAATATTGAATGTATTTCTCAACATCTTCAATATTATTTAATTCACAAAACTTTTGAACATTTTGTAAGTCCGAGTCCGATAACTTAAGCATTGACAAGTCGTTCTGTTCCATCTACTAAATCTTCTATTGAGTTTATTTTAAATGATAGGAAAGGTTTTGGGTTAACTAGGTCAACAAATTCGTATTTGTCTTGGTTAACGTTATAAATTCCATATCCGTGTTTATTGATTGTTTCACCATAGTTCTGTTGTATTGTAGAACCAATCATATATGCTTTTTTTCCTCTTGGGATATCAAACACCTGTCTTTTGTGAATATCCCCACATAATACCAAATCACAACCTTCAAACTTCGATGATTCAAACCCTGAATCAAACTTATATCCTACATCTGTTGATAATCCTTGTACCGGTCCGTGAAACAAACCAATCTTTAATCTATTTGATTCAGGAATTGATGGCGGAATGTTATGGTCAGTTAATGAATATACTACCCAATCAATGTTTAAATCCTCATAAACTCCTCTTTGTTTGTAATATACAACATTTTCGTTTTTCAATGAATCAATAATCGGTGTAAGAGCATCCAACCTTGATTGGTTATTTTCCAAAAAGTCGTGGTTTCCTATAATAATGATTGTCTTTGTAATTTTAGAACATTCATTAAGAACCCAAGCCACAAACTCAACAAGTTCTGGCGTCATTTGGTTTTTACTGTGAACCAAATCACCGGTAAAGACAATCCTATCAGGAGCGATTTGTTTCCACTGTTCAAAAGCGTCGACCAAAATTTTTTTATATAGGTCGTGGTCTTTGAATAGACGGATATGTAAATCTGAAAAATGGACTATCTTATTTATCATCCTCTGCTTCAATTGCGAATGGGTTAAATTCATTATTGACATGACCACACTTCTCACACATATAAGTTGGAAAAGGTACGTCAGTATCTTTAGGTGTTGCGGTTAATAGTTTTGAAACTCGTTTAATGATTACAATTTCTTTAAAGAACATGCTCCCGCAACTATCACAAGTCACGGTTGGTTGGTCTCTCAAATCGATTTTTGGTTTTCCAATGTCTAAATCCATAATTTATATATTTTATTTTTTTATTGTTTCCAACATAAGTTTGATTTCCGCTTGAACATCTTTACACGGAATCACTTTGTAAGTATCGTTAACCTCATTTATCCAAATCAAATATAAGTTACCTAACTCTAAACCTGTATTTTTTTCTATGATGTGTTTATACAAGTTCAGTTGTAAAGAGTAGGTATTTAATTCACAATAATCAAGATGTGATATGGGAGTTTTGAAGTATTGACCATAAGTGTTTTTGGTTTTGATTTCCTTGTTTGTCTTATAGTCATAAATCTCCAACTTGTTTGACTTTTTGTTATAGAACAAACAATCGACCATGCCAGCAATTCCATAATCAAGGTCACCTACCACAAACTCCATCTTAACAGGAATCAGGTTTTCTTTTGCGTCATTATAAAACTTCTTAAAGATATCAACACACTTCTCAAATTTCTCCTTAATTATATCCTGACCAAACTTTCTAACAACAGGTAGTGGGTCGTAGGGGAATACCTTGTTATACCACCAGTTCTCAGCAAAGTTATGGACCAAAGAACCTTTCACGGTTGACACATCCCTTTTCAAATCCCACTCATTAATCACATCCTGAACATCAAGACCTCTTTTGGTGGCATAACTTTCGGCAATATTTTCGGTATCGAACTTATCTTTGAATTTACCGATAAAAGTAGTTGCACTTGTGAGCTCTCTATCACCAACATAATACTTATGTGGTTCATCATAATATTTGATATGAGAGAACTTATTTAATTCTAATAGTATTTCCATAGTATTTTTTTAAAAGGTAATCAATATTTTTCACGATTACAAGGTATTTATAGATAAATTTAATTTATGAAAAACTTATTTAATGATATCTCTAATGATGAGAGACAAAGAATTTTAGAAATGCATCAAAATGCTACTAAAAGAAATTATTTGAATGAACAACCAGTACCTTCTAGCGGTAACACCTCCAATGAAGACACAATAACAAGAATCAAGACTTCAGAAGATGATTTGAACAGATTTTTAGTATTGGACCAAAACTACATTAATTCATTATTCCCTAATTTAGTTGTTCAAACTAAGTCTGACTGGGATTCTGTTAAATATCCACTACAACAAGCTTTGACTTGGTATGCTAAAAGCGGTAGGAATCCGTCTACAAATGTATTATCTTCTGTTGTAAATAACATTGGCGGAAATTTTCCTGAGAGTTATCAGATGATGATAAAAGGTAATCCTTACGCATCATCAAAAGGAAAGATAACTTCTCCAAAAGAACTCGATGAAAAAATGATAATAATATATAATCATCAGTTAACTAAAGTATAATATCTTTAATAAGATTTAAAAAAAGGGGGGATAACCCCCCCTTTTTTATTTCATAGAAACTTTAGCATCATTACAATAAAAACCAACACTATTATTACCTTCTTTTTCAAAATTTTGAATGATTAGACTCATCTTTCCGTCTATATTTTCGGAAACAACAAAATTGTAGTATTTACCTTCGAACTCGGCATCGACATTGACCAATGATTTAGTTGGTATCACTTTAACAATTTTTGAAACCTTAATCTCATTTTGGTATCCTACCATCACAATTTCTTGAGTGTCAAAATTTATAGTATAATTACCCATTCCAGTCTTAGTATACAAAGTTTCAACTGAATCAGAAATCATTGCTACGTGTAATGTCATAGTTTTGGGGTGAGAATATTTACTCCACTTTTCTATTTTTACCTCAATAATTTGAGAGTTGAGAAATGTGGAAACTAACCCTAATAAAATAGTTGCGAAAATTTTCATGGCCCTTTATGTTTATGTTTTTTTCAAAAGTACAAAAAATTATTTTACTTCAAAATAAAATTCATCAATTTTTCCCTGTAAATCACAAACATCCTGATTTTCAGGTAATTTAATTACTTTCACCTTTCCGAACAATCTCCCCCCATTTAATTCGTGAAACAACTTTATACTATTTTTCCAAGCATCACCATCAAGTGAGATTATTATATCACCATTTGCCTTTTCATATAAGGTTTCAAACAATAATTTTGACATAGTTTTACCCAACATAGGTATTGAGTTCGGTAAGAAAACCGCATCAAACACACCCTCACATATATAAATATCTTTATCCCAATCAATTAAACTTTCGTTGAATATGATTTTATCTTTCTCGGCTTGTGGGTTTTTGTATTTGGACCTTGTTGTTTTATTCCAAGAACGAGCGATGAAATAGTTTGGGTTTCCGTCTTTATCGAAGGAGGGTATAATAATTCTTCCCATAAAATCACCTTGGTCGCAGAAACCTATTTTATATTTTTCTATAATTTCTTGACTTATGTTTCGTTCTTTTAGGTAATTGATTGCCTGTTTGTAAACAGGATAAACTGGGTTTGAGTCCTTGAATTGAGTGAATCCTTCAGGTAATCTGAACTTTGGTTTTTTTGGTTCTTGTTTTTTCTCTTCTTCGGGTTTAAATAAAGAATATATTTTCTTTTGTTTTTTTGTACCAAACTCATCTATTAGTTTTCCAAGTGCTCCGTGAGTTCCGTTAGAGTCTCCACATGCCCAACACTTATAAACATGTTTGAATACGTTGACCTCCAAGTTACCTTTGTTTTGGGCTTGGTCACAGTAGGGGCAGTTAAAGGAATACTGACCCTTACTTTCGTAATGGAGTTTTTCTTTACCCAAGAAACCTCTAACGATATCTACAACTATTTCCTGTTCGTCTTGCACAAATACAAATATACAATAAAAATTAAACCCAATCAATATTCACAAGTTTTTGGTACCTGTTATATTTATAATCATAAGTTTAAAATATGCCGACAAATATTGTTATTAGTGGTGTTACCGGACAATCTCCCTATAATGTGTATGTATGTGATGATTTACTAACTAACTGTAGTTGGGTTTCAAGTTTTTCATCGGTTCCATTCACTTTTGAGTTACCTACAATTTTTTTGGGTGAAACCGATTTTGCGGTCAAAATTATTGACTCCAACGGGTGTTCAGTAATAAAATATAGTGGTCAAACTTACTCTGAATGTTAAAATAAAAAAAAATGGATTTTTGTCTCTCTACCAATTACACTACATACTCAGACTACGACGGTAATTATTTTTCTGCCGGTACCTTCGATGGTTACACATATTATACAGGTAATGGCGTGACTTTGGGTTACATATATTATAATACCGGTCAAACAAGTTGGTGTTTATCATCAACTTTAAGTGGTACTTGTATTATTTTCGGTGGTAATACTTGTCAAAGTGCAATTCCAAATTTTTCTTCAAGTTTTTTTACAAATTCGATTTGTCCCACTCCTACACCTTCACCTACTAATAACTGTAGTGTTTTGGATATCCAAGCGTACTTCGACTGTGATATTCCAATGCCAACACCATCTATAACACCAACAACAACAGTTACTCCAAGTACGGGTTTTATTTATCCTACTCCTACACAGACTCTTACAATGAGTCCAACACCATCAGGAAATTTTTGTGCTAACGTCAACTTTTGTTTTTCGGTACAGAATGTCGGACCATCTCCATCTCCAACACCGACACCGACACCGACAATTGCCGCAAGTAGAAGTACTTACGGAGGTGTAGTCACGTTTACAACTATAAATGGTGAAGTTATTTGTCCACCGATACAAAAGTAATTTATTTCCAAATTTCTTCTTGTTTCATATGTCCTAAACAACAGGTATACGCATCTGACATATCAAAATTTTCTTTCTTAAGTGTTTGATTTTTTGTGTACTGCCATTTGATTTGAGGCTCCCTTTTAGCGACCAAATCCCAAATAATCATTTTCTTATCAATATCTTTAGGTAGTCCGCCAAATAAAACAAACTTACCTTTGTCATTTTCTCTAACTAAATCAGGAAATGCAAATTTTCTTGAGTTATAAGTTGAGATATATTCGGGTACCACACCTAATGTATCGTATATTTCTTTCGAAATTAATGTATTAAATCTTAATAGGGTTTGTATTGTATATACATTATTAGAATTTAACAACGGCTCCTCAATTATAACTTTAGTGATTCCTAAGTTCTTATATTCAACTAATTTTTGTTTGAATATTTCCGCCTTAAGGAAAAGTTCCTTAATTTTATTATCCTCTTTTGGTTTTGGGACTGGTGAAATGTGGGTTAATTCTAATAATTCACCTGAAATCATATCAAAAAGTGCCCATCCGATAGTTTTCGTTGACACATCTAAACCTAAAACTTTTGGGTTGTTTTTAATCTGTTGCTTTGCCATATATTAACTATGTTAATATAAACCGTCTAATTGTAAATATTTTGGTTAGAAATCGAGTTTTACAAGGAATTGTTGGATACTTTGCCTTTGTATTGGGGATTGTAGTTTCGATATTGCCATCAAGTCTCTATCGCCATCAAACAATCCTATTTCTGATACATAAGAAGTTGTGCCAGGTGTCCAAGTTGGATTTGATGAATTTAAGAATTGATTTTGAGATAAATTACATAGCCATCTCATTTCATAAATTGTTGCTTGTATTTCAGTTTCCAAATTACCGTAAAAGAAATACTCATCTCCAAAATTTAGAGTTGGGTTCGTATCACCTATTGATGGTAAACTAATATAGTTATTCAAGTCATAAGTTGGAGCTGAGTTATATAGAGTGTTTGTAATAACAAAAGTCGTTGCTGATAAATTTGCCTGACTAATTATTGAGGATGGTAATTGAGATGTTACATTAATTAATTTCCAACCTGTGGGGTCTGGTCTGTTATCTCCGACAACTTTTTGACATAAAATTTCAAATGTGTTGAAGTTGGATAGGCTCGGTAAACAAGCAAACTCATTTCCGAATGTAACTGAGAAATTTTGACTTGTCGAATTACAACTTTGATTAGGTCCCTGTAATTTTTGATAGTAATTACAATGTAACGAATTAGTAAATAAAAGAGTAGACGACAATCTATATGTTATGTACATATATTGAGTGTTACCTGTAAGTACGCCTTGTTCCGAACCATCAGGGGTTACAAGTGCAACTCTTGGTGCTGGTAAGGTCCAATTTCTATTAGACTTGTAAGATAATGCGGCTATGATTTCTTCATCATCAATTACTACAATATGTAAGTCAGGGAATACTTTACCAATTCTACTTGGGTAACCATCAACATTAGGGTTTGTATCCCATAAATGATAATATCTATGACCAGGTAAATTCATTTCTGTATTAACATTCGATGTTAAGTAATGTTCTTCAAACAATGTCAGGTCTTCGAACCCTTCAGGGTCTACGTAAAAAGTTTGTCCTTGGCAACAATTTGTGGATTTGTGCCACTGTAAAGTAGGTATATGTAATCTGAAGTTTCTTGCCATACCAACCGTGTTTGTAACATTTTCAGAATCGAAAGGTTGTAATGCAAATTTTTCACCATAAACAAAATCTATTGTATTGTTAGTATAGTGAATTATTGCAATAGCCTTTTGGTCCTTTCCTGGTACAGTTATTTGGTCACCAAGTGAATTATAATAATACACAGAACTTGAATCTGTTTGTCCTGTACTATTGCTGTAAGCAAAGTATTCTTTACTACCTAAATAATTAGTTGACCCGTAATTAGTATACCCTTGGTTTACAGAATCGTTTACACCCGCGGGAGATTCACTCCAAGGAATATTCATGTTCCACACATTAACATTAAATAAATCAACATCACAAACGGATTGAAAATTTAATACATCCTGATTCCAATGTGGTTCAGGAGTTGCACTATCATAAAAATTCGTCATCCCTGATGGATAAACCAATATTCTCGCATTACCAAACCCTCCCGAGGTTGCATAATTTGGTACTTTTCTATCCAATGTCAGTGTATTTCCTGCAACATTTATTATCTTATATGTCAAAATTGGATTACAACTTTGAAATCCTAACAAACAATTTCTATCTGTTGGTGGTAAAGGAGGGCATGGGTTATAGGTTGAATATGGTGAAATGCAAGTACCTGATGAAGGCGTGTAAGTACAATTACAAGAAGTATCGGTTTGATAATAAACAGTAATATAATCGCCGGCAGAGAAACTCTGTGTTGTTGCGGTATTACAGGTATCCAAATTGACTGTCATTTGATTAGAATTGAAAGTCAATGTTGATATATCAACCACATAATTTGGATTTTTTACATATTCCCCTCCAGTTCTCGCATACCAATTAGTAGGTAATGAAGTTGTGTCTGCACTGAAAAAACCTCTCATTGGTGCTACGTTATAAACATCAGAAATAACGGAATCCATAAATGGTATACCATATTTTGGTCCACCTACTTCATCTATATAATATGGATATTTTACATTTTGTGAATTGGCTTGCGGAACAGGTGCTCCATTTTGTGAGTTAAATGCGGGCTCTAATATTACAGTATTTGTTTGATTATAACCTGTTATAGCATTGTAAGAAATTTCACTATCTCCTACTTGGAAATATTTTATATTGAAGTTACCTTGAGACATTTTTTCTCTTCCGATGTCGGTAATTCTTGTATTTATTAATCCTGATGTATTTTTAAGAATATAAGCCATATTTTTAAGGTGGGCAGCTTCCAAGTGAAACAGTTAATGTCTGAGATTGACCTTGTGTGGATGTATTACAACATGTACATCCTTGTATTTGTGGTTGGTTTATGTTTAAATAATCTGTGACTTTAACACAACAACTTACATTAGATGGGTTTACAATTGTTACAACTGATTGTCCACTAATAACATCTGAACCTGTTATAGTAATACCATTATATGTGTTAGTCACTCCTGTAATATGTTGGCTAATACCTTGACCTCTAGAACAAGTTCCAATACTAGGACTTGTACTTGTGTTTTGTTGTGTAGTAGGTGTGATACCTAATATCGTTCCATTTTTAGTAATCTGTGTAGATTGGGTATAACTACCATTAGCAGGGTTATTACTGAATACTGCAAAATTCAAATTGTCAATTAAATTAAAGGTTATTGTGGTACCTATTGGTAAAGTTGTTGGTTGGTTCAAGTCGTTAAGAACGGCTACAACAAAATTTATTCTCTTTTGTGATGCCGATATTGTTGTTGTTGTGGCGTTTACCACCAATTTGTAATTAATTGGTGTTTGATTACTTGTAAGTGTAACCGTGTTTTGTATGATTGTGTTATTCGCATCTTTTGCATATACTGAGTATTGACCAGCATTTAAATTATTAAATAATCTACTTAGTCCACCTGAAAAAACGGAAAGTCCGCCATCAATTGACCATAAAATTGGTGCCGTGGCATTTTGAACTTCCATAAATATTGAACCGTTGGTTTGTCCGACACAAGTAGGATTTGTACCATTCAAGGTTTTGAATGTCATTAACGGAGTAGAACAAGAACCAACATAAGATGTCGTTGGATTAGTATACTGACCTATACCGTTGATTTGCCATTGACCAGTAGGTGGTGTACTCGGATTTGATAGTGTTAAAAATTGTGTACCTATCTGTGTAAACCAATAATTATTAGACGAGTTCCATGAAATTGTAGAAGTAGTCGAACTGAAAGTATTTTTACCGTTAACAACATTTGTTGTTTTGTTGAATTGAACACTACTTGTTGGTCCTTGTAGACAAATAGTTTGTGGAACGAATGGTTGGGGGGCTGGCGTTACTGTCGGAGTTGGTGTAGGTGTAGGTGTGGATGGTATTAAAGTACATGTTGTAGTTGCAGTATAATCCGGCCCTCCGTTAGGCCAATCATAATCCGTAACAGTAATGGTATATATGGTAGTTGGATTAGCATTATTCAGAGTTGCCCCTAAAAACCCGTTACTCCATAAAATTTTATATGGAGGTGTTCCCCCACTAACATTTATTGTTATAGTTGATGTAGAAACATTCGGACTACAACTTATGCTTAAAGGTACAATCGTCAGGATATCACATTCACTTGTTGCGGTTACCCGAACACAAGGATTTGTAGAAATACAAGTAGGACAATCTGTTTGGATGGTAAGTGTGGCTCCAACAGATGAGTAAGTTGGCGAACCAGGTACTAATTGTGATGATGGTATAACAATTGTGCATCCCGTAAAATTGTTTGGTATTTGAGCGTAATTAGAACTACCTATAGTTAATGGTGCGACCAAACCAGTTAGAGTGAAAGTGATATTACTATCACAACAGGATTTTAAATATGAAATTGCCATCTAATCTTTTTTATTCAAAAAAAATAATCTTGTATTTTTGATTATAAATATCTAAACCCATGTTTTTAACAAGGGTCAATTTCTTCACAATCATCACAACTTCTCATAATTGGGTTTGGAAATACAATTGAATAATTTCTATTGGTTGTTGAATTCCAATCTGTACTACTAACGTATGTTTGATTTGGGGTATCGTAATTGCCAATTACTATTGTACAACCTGTATATCCTGTACCTGTTCCAGTACCTGATGGTGGTATTTCGACAAACCATGATATATTAGGTTCAAATGTTGATTGAAAATTTTCTTCAAATGTAAAAGTATAATCATCACAACAAGCACTAAAATATGTAGGTGCAACATTATCATAACACTCTTGGCAGGTGGTGTAACTAACACCCGTAATGACCAAATCAATTGCCGCGTTATTGGTAAACTGAAAACCTGAGAAAGTCCAACATTGTCCAAAGTTTTCCAATGATACTACATCCCCAAAGTTAAGTATTGGTACGTTTTCTGTATACAAACAAACTGAAGTGTCAGCACAATTACAAAAAGTGGAATAAACACCAGGTAATAAAGTACATACCACAGGTATTTCTTTAAGACATGGAACCACAAGCTCATTAATTTTCAAAGAAATTGCAGGGGCTCCACTGAAAGCATCAGGTAAAGGAATTACTTGTATTGGCGGAACTGTAGATGATATTGTATCTATATACACACAATCATTTCCCAAAAAATTACATATTGAAATTTCGTAAGGTGGTGTAAGTCCTGTTATTGATGAAATTATTATGTTTTTCATTTTTTAACAACTAAGACAATTTATCACGTATCCGATTTTTAATTGTACCGTTATTGTTTGGTTTGCCAACCCAGTAGTGGATTCTTCACAACTTGTATTAATTGTAATTGTGTTGTTACTAACGTCTATTATAACATCTCCGATTCCAGAAACGTTGTTTAATAAACTTTCAACTGCGTTGTACCATTGAGCATCGGTTGGGACTGAAGTTAAGGTTGTTGCGGTAAAGAAACTTTGACTAAACCCTGTTCCAGCAACGCTTGTGAATGCTGAAAACGTGGCGGAACTAAATAAACAACCGGTACAACCATTTGTCACATCCAAGTATCCTTCATTGAACATTTTGGAAATTGTTCTTTCGGTTAGTACACCTGTGCTAGTAATTGTACTATCGCAAACTTCAAATAAGGAGTTGTTAGAGATGATATAATTACCTGTCAGTGTAATGCTTCTTGTTAGAGAACAACCGTCGTCATCGATTACTGTTAAAGAATAAGTTCCTGCAGATAAATTAGTAACAGTTGTTGTTGTTTGACCATTGACATTCGATGACCAATTCAGAGTGTAAGGAGGATTTCCTTGATAAATGTTGGCATAAATTTGTCCGTTTGAACCATTGGTTGAGTTAGTAGGAATCAAAACAAAATCCAATTGTTGACTCGGGTCTATTGTAAAATTTTCAGTTTGTACACAGAATCCTTTGGTGTCCTCAATTGTTATTGAATATGACCCTGATGATAAGTTATTAAACGTATATGAAGAAAGAAATGTTGGCGGTGAGGGGGCAATCTCTGTTCCATCTCCACCTTCAATAGAATAAACAAAAGGACCGGTTCCTCCCGAACTTTTTGTGATTGTTACAGAACCATTGCTTTGACCACAGGTCACACCTGTAACACTTGATGTGATGTTGAACAAGTTTGTTGCTTGAACTTCATAGGTTCCGGAAAAAGTACAAATTGAATCTGATATTGTAAGGGTGTAATTATCGGCCAAAAGATTAGTAAAAGTGGTATTCGTGGTACCATTTCTTTGTTGTAAATTACCGTTTGAACTAATCAATGTATAGGTAAATGTACCAGTACCACCGACTAATGAAACACTTATTGAACCATTACTATTATTACAGGTTGTATTAGTGATATTCACCGAACTCACACCAAAACTATTAGGTTGTGTTAAAGTTACAATAGTATTAAAATTACATAATGCAGAATCAGTAACTTCTATATAGTATGAACCGGCCGTCAATCCTGAAAAAACATAGTTTTGTGAATAACTAACATCTATATATGAATTAGATGGAATGTAATATCTATAAGGAGGTGTTCCGTCTATTACTGTAATCTGTATACTACCATTCGGTTGAAAACATGTTGGTGGAGTTGGTATAACTTCTCCTAAGGTTACTGGATTGTTTTGTGAAACGGTTGCCGTTTTAGTTAGTGTACATCCTTGTGAGTCAGTGATTGTAATAGCATATTGACCTGATGTTAATCCTGTTATTGATGTACCTGTTAATGGTTGACCTGTTGATTCTAAATATAGGACAGGGTTAACTGATTGCCATTGATATGTGTAAGGGGATACGCCAGTCAAACCGGTAATAAATAACCTACCAACACCTGTTGAGGCATTTCCACAATCCGCGTCGTTGACAATATATAACCCATAATCAATTTCAACCGAACTTTGTATAATACAGGTCTCACTTTTACCTGTACATCCTCCACCATCATTTCCAATTACATAATAGGCACCATCAGGCAACGATTCAAATATATAACTATTTATAACACTTTGTACTGATTGTAATAACACATCATTTCGATATAAATCAAAAACTACAGTTCCGAAAGAGTTTAATGTAGATGCGCATAACGAACCGTTTTCTATTCCACAAGACGTATCAATTATTTTACTTAAACTAACACAAGAACTAGCGGATGAAACATATATATTAATAGTTGAGATGTTATTTTGAGTAGTTGCGGTTGGATTTCCACAACTATCATTTATTCTCATTATATATAAACCAGCACTAAGATTATTATATTCTTTTGCGCCGTTATTGATTGTTTCAGTGAATTGACCCGTATCAGGACTTGTTAAAGGTTGAATCCAAGTTATCGTAATTGGTTCTGCACTTGCACTCAAAAAAAGAGTAAAACCACCTGAACCATTATTTTGACAGTCCCCTGTTACACTAAAACTACTAAGATTGGCTGGACAAGACATTTATATTAAGAACAAGATATTGTAAAGTTTATTCCCACATTTATTTTAAATTGTGAATTAAGGTTGGTCCCATCACATGTTGTTGTAAATACTGTGACTTGATTTCCTGATATAATATAATCTAAACCATAAATAATTAAACTATCCAATTGAGTTTGTAAAGCAATTAACCATTGAGATTGAGATGGATAACTTATTCCTTCAGGTAGCCCTATACCAACACCATCAAAGAATTTCTCATTAATTATCACGGTTCCGCCCAAACTTATATTAACATACCAATCAGTATTTATAGTGTTGAAATCACAATTTGAACCTATTGTATTATTGTTAACTACATTATTGAGTACACTACCGAAATTCGAACCTATTGATGGATTAGAAGTCCAAGGATAAATATCACAAACGGTATTAGCCTCAGGGCAATCGTAAGTTAAGATTGGTCCAATTAAAGTACATGGGTTACAAGGTACAGGCACTATTTGACAACCTCTTTGTCTTCTCCAAACGAATTTTTGTCTATGGAAAGCCGAGTTTTCATACTTAACACCAGTATTCCAAATTGTTGTTGCCGGCATCATCTGTTCTATTAATCTAATCCAATAACTTCCGAGACCTTGCACATAATCAATCATTTTTTGATAAGTAAAAAGGCTGTCTGGAATATTTTGTAAATCAACAGATTTGAGATATTTCCAATAAACCGATTCTAAGGTTGGATATCCGCCTGTTTTTCCATTTGTTATAAATTGTCTGTCTCGAACATTAATCATGTTCTGCCAAAAAGTTTGTGCAAACTCGAAGAATGTTTTCTGAACGGGATTAGGGTCAATTAAGGTTTTATCTAATATTGTTGGATTCAGATAGGTTGGGCAATAGCAGTTACCTCCTACGGTATATCCCGTTGATGGTATGGGATAATCATAATTTGAAGATAAAAACCATGCATCATAAGTCAAAGCTTGTCCCGGATTAAGGTAAACTTCAGTATTTTTAACATTTAAAATCAAGTTTTCATCGTCTACAAAATAAAACGAATTATTTCCATCAGTATTACGCCTTAGTCCTGTTTGAGAACTTGGCCAACTTTTTTTATTATCTTTAAGTTTTGCCAATGTAAATCCTAAATCACTGTATGGAAAATCCCTAAATCTATCCAAATATCTTTGACCATAACTGAAATCACGTAATACGGTTTGTATATTCGGATTTTGACCTGTAAATGTACTGTTGGTTATATCAAAAATTTCGTCGGACCTGTGTTGTACTGTTGATTCAAACCATCCCTCACCTAATTGGAAGTAAAAACTTTCAGTGTCTTCGGGGGCTCTTGGGTATCCATTATCATCAACAGGATATTCATCTCTTGTAATATTAGAGTCTTCTATATTTGCGGTGATTGTGAAACCTGTAAATTCTCTACCTTGAATTTTAAATAGTACTTCGGGGTCGTAAGCCGGTAATTCTTGATTATATGTACCTCCAGTTATACTTGCAAATTCTTGATTGAATTGGCTCATATTTATTTTTTGGTCGGCAACATAAATAGTTTCATTAAATTCGATTAGAGCATCAGGAGCACCAATTAATTTCAAAAGACCTTCAATTGATTTTCTCGTACCTTTTGATTTAAACAAATAGGCGGAGTTCAAAATTAAATTTCTATAAAATTGATAATTTAATTCGTCAGGTGTGTAACTTCTTGATAATCCTAAAAATTGTGATGGTTCGGTCGTTCCAAATACAGAATCTAAAAAGTTTGAGTTAGTTATCGGTGATATGTTATCTGACCAACCAAGTGTTTGGGCCAAATTTTTTAGAAGTTGTGATGGTATATCATTACCAACGTTGTAGTTTACTGAATTCATATATGCCAACGCATCTATGAATTTTTTTACTTGGTCAAAACTCCTACCATATATCTGTAATAATTTTGTTATTTTTTGGTCGTCAGTATCGAAATCTTTAAACGCTCCTGTAGTTAAAAATCTTACAATTAGGTTTGTTTTGAACTGGTCAAAATCCTCGGTTAGACTTGAAAGTTTGTTGACATAAGTATTAAAGCTCGGAGTTCTAATATCTATATTCCAAAGTCCGTCCTTAGGCCATGTCGCCGACTCAGATGCCAAATAGAACGTACCGTTATCTCTTTCCCTTATGATACTAAATTTTGCAGTATAAATAGGTGTAATTAATCTGTTTAATAAAAACTTTTCGACCTCGTCAAAATCTTGATTAAAAACCTTTTCAGTGTTTTCATTGTTTGGTTTTATATATAAATCATCGTATGAAATGGATTGACCCGAAAATGGATTTCCAACTACAGTAATGACTAAATTACCTGTTGTAAGTTTTGTTGTTGGAACTAACTTTAACAGGTTGTATGATTCATCGTTAGTATACAATGCGTATTTAGTTGCCGAATCCACCATATTTCTCAATGGTGATAATTCTATCTCACTCACGGCAATGTTTCTTGCGGCATTTGTTGTAAAATCAATCGAAAATGGATTGGATATTTTACTTAAATCCAATGTAAATGTTGTCGAATTATTTACTGAATCAAAAAAGATATTGGTTGCGGTTGCACCTGTTGTATAATCCTTTTTTTGAAATGTGGATTCTATGGATGCAGGAAAGAAATTAATAATTTTAGTTAAAGAGACTGACACTCTTTTTGATAAAGAACCATATTGACTAAAGTTTGTTACTTCACTCAAATCGAAATTTGGAAATACTTGAAAATTTTTTTCGACTATTGCTTTTGATTCCTCAATACTTGCAACCCCTAATGAATCTAATGTTATGGGGTCAGAAAAGGTACCTATTATAAAATCCCTGTCACTTTTCTCAGTTATACTTGTGGTAAATTCAAAATTTCCCTGCGTTAATCCACCTCCCGCAACAAGTTGGAATCCAACCAAATTATCGGAAAATGTATTGTCGGCGGTCGCTTTTTGTGGTGGACAGAGAAACTTTTTAGCCATTACTGAGTTATATTATTAAAGTTTTTACTGTAATCAATATTATTATCTCTATCTTGTCTAACTTCATAAAGTAAAGTATTGAACTCATCTCTAACTTCATACAAGTTATATTGTTTATAAATATTATTATCTGAGTCGTAGATAGTGTATATACCATCATCGAGAGATTTAGTTTGATTACCATAAAGGGCTATCGCTAATGTAGAAATATCATGTTCAACAATTTCGACCTCAACCGTAACAGGATTAAAAAATGTGTTTGATATAATTACATTTTGATTTGGCTGACCTATGTATGGTGTTGCATTAGGTTTGTTACTTGGTGAAGATGATGGCGAAACTGTACAGAAAAGTAAATTAGTTGCACCATCCACATATCTATATCTTATTGCCTTTTGTGAACTATTCGTAAGGTTTTCAACGACTGGTTCACAAAAAAATGAAGATGTTATTATTCTGAAAAAATTTGGTATTTTAGCACCTGACGGGTCTAAATATTCGATTCTAAAACCAACTAGTCCTTGTGCCACAAATTTGTTTTGGAACTGTGATGGGACTTGACTCAAGTCGAAAATTAAACCTTTTACATTAGGTAGTGCAGATAAGACGCCACAATCTAAAATTGGAACTCTAATTTGTGCAGGTCTTATATATACGGTGTATATGCCAAGGGCGTTAAATTGTTCTGCGGGTAATTTAAGATTATATAATCCCCCTAAAATTTCTATATTAGCATTTCCACCCGTATCTCCATTATTGAAGTACGGTTTCAACACATCTTGGGCATTTAATGTTGTTAATATAAAATTATCTGTCTCATCTCGACTTTCAGTGTAATTTAATATTATTTCTACGTCGGCCGGTGATACATCCGCTGGTCTTATGGTTCCGTAAGTTCCTGTTGCCATGTTTTAATTTTAATTATAAATACTTATGAATTGTTTTTATTGACATTGAAAAATTTATATCCGTATACTGTAAGACCTCCTATTGTTGATACCTCACCTAGTCTCCGTATTCTTTCGTATGCCGAGTATTTTCCTCTTTCTATATAGACATTAGAGAATATTAAAGGTTGGTCAACAACATTCATAAGTGTTTCATCCTTAGTTAGTCCTGATGATACTAACCAGTTGGAAGTTAAACCTGATGATTTAGCAATGTATATTGTGGTCCCATCATTATAATCAATGTAATCAATACCGTTAATAGTGTAGGATACACCAAGTCCATCGTCAGTTGGTCCGTTGTAAACCCCAACCGTGTTACTTGTTCCTGTAACTTGTTGATTTGTTTTGAAGGACCTACCTTTCACTATTGTATTACCTTTATATTGCGCAATATCATTTAGAGATGATGTTGTAAAACCTGTCACAATGATAGGAATTGTAGTATAGTTTGATGAAATATGGTCTTGTAAATCTGTGTTAGAGTCACCACTAAAAATATAGTCGTAAGATATTGGTACACCTGACCAATTACCCCCTTGTGGTATAAAGTAAGCGGTTCCATTTGGATTTGATATATCTACCTGTGTAAAAGGTATTTTTACTTTTTTTTCTATAATTGTTAATCCAAACATTGTTATACCTGATAACTTTATTGTGTAAGTCGCAGGAGCCGTTGGATAAACGTGTGGTGTCCCATTTGGTGCAAATGATGTAAGTGTTTGTATTTGGGACCCGTCGCCCCAATCAATTCTAAAAGTACTATTTTTTAAGAATTTAGAATATGTTATGTCTGAGGTGTTATAAACGTAATATGTTGATGAATTAACACCAGTGTTTGCAGAAAACAAAAAATTAGTAACAACGTCTTTTTGTGTAATTGCACCATCAAAAACTGAGTAATAACCAACATCAACTGTGTTTTGGGTAATCAAAATTGGTATTGTTAATCCTGTCAATAAAGAAGTGTTACCTGTCCCTCCAGTGACTACCATAGACATAGGTATTATTACATTTGTTTGACCTGTAATAAATGTATAGGTTGGGGTAAACGATGTGAAATCACAACATTCTTGGTCTATAGAAAATGTAACACCAGTTGACGCGGTATAAACTACAGTTCTGATGTCACTTTTTATAACTTCAGGGGAAATCTTGATATAGTATTTTTGTTCTTCCATTAAATCGGATTATTATATTGAAACCAATTTATTGGTGCGCTCGATGAACCTACTCTAACATCGGTACCTGTAGTGTATTTGAATATTTGATAGGTATAATCGGTATAATTCAACTTAACTTTATAGTAAAAATATTTCGCGGGGTCGAAATTGAATCTACTTGATGATAATTCAGGTGACCCTTGACATGTATTTGTCATACTTATAAATTCACCTGTCTTACCATTAAAAAATTTTGCAGACATATAAAATGTATCAATATCCAAAAAGTCTTTGGATTTTAACCAATAAAAAAAATAACCTTCTTTTTGATTAATAAAATCTAATGTGTAAGATGGATAACTTATTTTGACCGGCGGTAAATAATCTGACAAAATTTGTTCAAAATCGGAACTTTGATTTGCGGGAAGTATTACCGAAAAATAATTTTTTTGAGTGGCTCCGTCGTTTGTGTCGTAGAAATCTAATTTGAAAAAAGAATTTTTAAAAGAATTCACCACATAGTAAATTTCATTATTTGTAAATTGTTGTGGGTTATAATTTAATCCCCACTTAGACACATTTGCCGTGTCGGATAAATTAGTGAACCCTGAATAAAAATTGAAATTGTATATAACTTGTGTTTCATATCCATTTGGATAGACTTTATTTTGGAATCTGGCTAATTCGAAGTCTTTTGGTTTTCCTATAATTTTTTCTATAGTTTCTTCTTGCCACTTATCTATTGAGTACTCTTGCCCATAAAAATCCCACTTCATCTCAATCGGTATGTTGAGTTGTTTGTCCGTAAGACTTCTAACCACTTTTATTTTATTCACACTCATCTATCGTCGGTGAACTTACTATGTTTAGTGTTGATAAAACAGTTGTCGAACCTTCAGGTATCAACCTTAAGATTGTGTTTTTATAAGGATAATGAGTTCCGTTCATGAAGGGGAAATCAACCCCAACTCCATCGTTATCTACGAATCCATATTGGTAAATATCTCTCCAAACAAAAGCATTTTCTGAAGTGTTAAATACTGCCCAATTTGGTATGTTACTAGTGTTAGCCGCATCACCTTCTTCGATGTAAGATGAAAAGGCCCTTATCTGAATCGGAAATAATGGTTTATAATAATAACCCAATGGGTTCTCTGCAATAGATTCACCTGTGATATTAATATCAAATACATTTTCGTTATATGTTATTTTATGGTAGATGTCTGATATTACCCTTTCAGTGTATTCCAAATCATTCCATTCACACAAATCACCATCAATTGTGTCACCAGCCTTCAGTGGTTTATTATAGTAAAATGTTTTCCCTGACTTGAGATACGAACCAACTTGTATATTTGTATATGAATCAGGATTTATATTTTGTATGTTTGTTGTCCACCAATCACTCGGTTGATTGTTAACTTTAGGTATATTAAATTCATACCCTTGTCTTAATGCAATATTTTTTGTTGCTGGCGGTATTGGATACGAAGGTTTGTTAGTCCAACCTAAATAACCAATCCATTGAAATGTGAAGAATAACTCCGAAATTGGTCTTTGTTGGTTGTCAACCAAATTATCTGTGATAATATCCTTAGAAAAGGATAATGTATAAGATTGACTTCCTTCTTTTATTGAAATTCTAGATACAAAATTTGGTGTCAATCCTGATGGTTCATATTGTTTTAATACTTTGAATGGGTTAAGTTCGAATCCTGCATTTACTAAAACAGCATCTTGTGGATTAGTCATTAATTTATGTTTTCTAACATAATATTCTGACCTACTACTTATTGGATTATCTACACTCAGTACCCTTTTTGCGGTACCTTTTACTCCTGTGTCAAATACACTTCCACTGTATCCTATATTTGCAATACTAAATATATATTTTTCCGAACCAAAAGTTCCATCGCCTAAACTTGCAACTTCAAATAAATTTCCACCGTTATAAGAAAAAGACAATTCCACAAATTCACCAACACTTAAACCATGTTTACATACACTTCTGAATGTAATATAAGGTTGTCCGTTAGATGATGATTGGTCAATAATGAAAGGTATTCCATCATAAGCACTCCAATATAACGCTTGTTGGGTTTTTGGTTCAATAGCAAACAAACTTTTATTCACATTTTGATAAGCGTAACTCATAAAAAAATTCCAATTGTATGAGGTTGCACTTGTTGAGACAAAATTTATATGTCCGTTCGTATTTGGTTGAGTATATCCGTCCGTATCATTATCAGTTCTTGATAAATCAAACTCATTATATAAAGGATAACCTGACCAATAAACGGATTGTGAGTTTCCATTACACGCCTGTCTTGAAGCATCCAATGAATTTACATAAAATAAATTTTCTGTAAATGGAACGTAGTTTGTCTCACCGACATATGAATTCTTGAATAGAAAAGTTATTTTTGTGGACGGTCTGAATGTGTTAGAGTTTTCTCTTTCTCTGTTAAAAACATCAACAAGATTTATGTTTTGGTTTCTATCAAATTCGATTGAAAGTTTAGAATTTTGTTTAAGTGGTACATTTAATTGATAACTTAAACTCGGTGCTGACTTATACCGTAATGAACCTAGTATTATTTTAACATTATTTTCTTGTGTCATATTAATCTCCGATTTCGTCAGTATCAATCCATTTAGTTGTGAATCTATCAAAAGCACTTGCTCCTTTTGTTACTCCAAAATAGAAATAAAAGGGCGCCCCCATCAAATAATCACCTGGTAAACCAGGTTCAGGTTTGTAATCATATTCACCTGTTGCAGTATTAATAACACTTGGGTTATAGTTAGTAATCCAACCCTTATGATAATTTATTACATTTGTATTTGTAGGTTGGAAGTTTTTGGATTCAGATAAAAATCTGTCTATTTTTTGGTATGGGTATTTAAATGCGTCTGATGATGAATACCAATTATTTTGTTGATTACCAAAAATATTAGAATTACTTCCGTTTTCATTAATCTTCCAAAGATAAAATGGTACTTCTTGTGTTTTGAGTGGTATATAAGTTAACGAACATTGCTCGTTTACACCAATTTCAGCACTTGGATTATAAATTGTTCTATTGGGCGATATGTAATCTCTAACTTGACTATCGCCAGTAAAAAATATTCCGAAGGTAATATCTTTAACATTATTAACACCAAAAGGAAAATAAAGTGGTGAGTTCTGCCCTGACCCAATTTCAGGTTCAGGATAATTGGCGGGTTCAAAAGACGCTATACCCAATTGAGAATTTGTTGCAACCATTTGTGCATAATCACTATCAACAAATAAAGCCTTCCTCGAAAAGAAGTTTAAAATATTAGCACCTTTAGTGGCAAATAATGCTCCGAATTTTGAACTAGCGAATCTTGATAATATGAATAAATTTAAAATATCTGAGATGTCAGAATATGTTGTAGGTAACAATCTGTTCGCTATATATCCATCCCAATTTCCGCTTTGTGAAAGATATTTTTGTAGTTCGTCTCTTGGTCCCAAATCCATAATTGTAGTTGGGAACATATACTCTTTTTGGTTACCTATTTTTGTACCATTAAATGTGTACCCGTCTCTTCCTATGAAATCATTACCGTCCCAAGGTGAACTTCTGTAATAAAAATTAAATGTTTCAGGTTCCAAATATATCGTATCTCGACAATACTTGTTGTATGGTTGGTTAGGAGGATTACCTAATGGGCCTGTAAAAAATCTTTGGGACTTGAATGGAAACATGTATAAACCTCCATTAATCCAATTATTCATAAATATGTGAGAAAAAACTTCTCTACAAGCACCAAAATTGATATTAATTCGAGATGTCCATTCAGTTATTAATTGATAATCTTTTGTTAAATTACTTCCTAGGTATTTTGGATGTACTAATGAATAACAAGAACCCTCAATAAAAAATCTTTCATTTGTACCTGAGTAATATTGACATTGGGTTGCGGGTAGTATGTTAATTGTGTCGGGTTCAACCGTTTGATAACAACCGATTGGTACCAAACTAGAACATGAAAAACTTTCTAGAAGTCTATCTACTTGCCCAAAACTTTCAGGGTCAGTACTATTTGGTACAGGTGTATCGGTACCTGTAACCGAAAATCCAGGTACCGATAATTCTGGCGAACCACCCGTGGTTATTCCCTCATCGGAAACCTCTGTAAGATAAAAAAGAGCATTTGCCATCAAAGTGTGAGACACTATAACTTCTCCGGTCCCGTCGGGAGGCTCAGGACTCGTATAAGACTGATAAACATCAGATGACGGGATTCTATCACTTCTCATCACTATTCTTTCAGAATTTAACATCAAAAAACAATCACTGTCGTTTTCAGGTTCTGAATAAACTTTGGAATAATAATATGATGTTAACCTAGATTGGTAGTCGCATGTACCAGGACATACCAAATTTCCTCCTCCTTTTAACATAACACTACCTCCCTCAACACTTTCTCCAAGAACATATTTACAATTGTCAAATCCTTTACCTGCTTCAAATTCTAAAGTTGTGTTCGCATAATCATCTAAACTATTTTCCCTTGTATAAAAATTATTAAGTCCAACTCTTAAACCACCACCGTTTCCAGTTGTTGCAACGAAAGTGTAGACATTGAGATTTGGCACTATACAAGAGTTTAGTCTTATCAGTGGTGAACCGAACCTGTATTTTTGAAAAGGTTGGATGGTATCATTTATATCCAATTCTGAGATTGAGGAGTACTTATATACAGTTCTAGTTCTGAACGTGGTCCAATCGGTTTGTGATGGTCTGAAGTGGAAAGACTTATAAAATAATCTTCCACCTGTATATGAATCAACTCCATTATTATTATTTCCTGAAATGTTACTGTGTCTCGTGCATCGATGAGCCCTATTTTTAGCATTACCTTGACTCCCACCCGCAGGTGTTGAGCCAAAATCTAAATTGTCATTTGGCTGTAGAGGAATGTTCAATTTGTAATCCCCTTCAACAGTATAAGCCCAGTGACTTTTTCTGTTAAAAAGTTTACCTAGACCGTATTTAACTCTCACTCTACTTGAATGTGGGTCAACTCCTCGGACAATAATATTAAAATATGTTTCCGTCTTTTCATTAAACGCCAACCAAGGATTTCCTCCATCCGTGTATGGTGCAAAAGGAACGAAATTTGGACCCGCCCAAGGTATATTGTTAGAACTACACTCGAAACTCAAACGTGATGGATATATTCTACCTATATTTTCAAAATTTTCAAAAATTCTTTGATTATAAGAACCATAAAATGAATCATTATATTCTTGTGGTGAATATAAATTATCCAATATTGTTTTGAATTCAGAATACGTCAAGGATTTTATAACTTGAAAATATTCTTGATTAGTAGGGTACCTAAGGTACTTGTCTGCCTCACCATCAGTTTGAATTATATTATAAGGTGTGACTAATCTTTCTCCTGTATACGGATTTGTATGACTTACGTTTACTGTGGTCACACCTGTATTAATTGCGGTTCCAGTAATTGAATAGGTTCCGTATATATTTCTGGTATTACCGCTCAAATTGGGGTCTTTATAATCGAATGGGTTATTGAATGTTAGAATTGCACCGTCTTCATATCTATCTTCAGTTGGGATAATCATAATATTATCATAGTGGAACCCTAAGTTTGTATTATCTGATATGTTGAGATTACCACCAAGTTGAGTTTCTAAATTCGTATTTTCCTGATTGATATCTGAATTGAATACTACTTTTATTTGGGTGTGACCTCCACCAATTGTATGTGTTGCAAGCTCTGAATTTACGTTTAATGGTGAATTACCTGATGCTACCGTTGTAAGTTTATAATTATTATTTCCAAAAAACTTACTTTTGAAATTGAATCCCGTTACTCTTTCATGTAATGGTACCGCAGTTGAATAATAAAAAAGAATCGCTATTTCGGTCGCATCTCCATTTATATCATAACTGAACGGTTCGAGATTACTTGTTCTAAAACTCCAACCTAATAAGTTGTTAGGAATTTGATATCCGGCGAAAGTGTTTTGTATAGTCTGTGTTAAGTCATTTACCTCATCATCTGATTCAACATCATATGCCCCTGTGTCAATAAAATTTGCTAGATTACTATTATTGACAAATGGTGGAACAACTGTTAACGAACCAACAGGAAATGTCACCGAACTAGAAGTGTTAGTTGTGCTTTGACAAGAACACAGTTCACAATCAGGATAAGTAAATAGAGGTATGTTTAAGTTACTGAATTTTTTTTCAATTTCTGAAAGTATTTTCCAATTTTTGAATGGTTGAATCCTTATTGTTTTATCTATGACCGGTATTTTGAATTGTATTTTAAAATCCCTTATAGCTGTAACCAAAAAACATATTATATGGAAAATAGTTACGACGAATCTTAAAATAATTGAAATGAAGATTGCGACTATTGTAAATAAAATGAACAACAAATCAAATCTAAATTGAGTTTCATTTGTTGGAAATTTATTTGTAGTACTTTCACAAGAATCATCTGTAATATTCTTGATTGCCAAATAACGATTATTAGCATTTCCCTGTCTATAACCAGTAAGGAGTTGAGCAACAGTAAATACTTTATTATATGTCATTTCATAAAACATATCCTTACAGTCTATGGCATCTTGAATAACTTCTTCTGTTATTCCATAATCATCCCAATTCAAACTGAATGCGTAACTTCTTTGTGCCGCAATGTAACTTGGCGATGTTGAGGCTAACGTAACCAAAGGGTCATCTTGGGGTGAATTCCAACCGTTTTCTTTGACATTAGGCACCAAAAAATTAGCCCTCTTGACAGGTTCACTTAAACTTGGTGATTGATTCCAACTGACTTTGAATCTATATCTTGCTCTTGTAGGTACACCTTTTTTCTCATCTGTTGAAAAGACTTGTTCTCCAAACTCATTTGTTACAACATAATCTAAGTTCATGGGCACATCAAGTAACCATGTTCCGTTTTCATCAATAACTTTTCCGTTATTTTCGAATTCGAACTCCTCTAAAAGAGGTCTACCAAATATATCTTGTCTTATAGTTTGTCTAATCGCTAATATCTGACCGGGTCCTGCAAACAATGAACATTGATAACCCCCCTTTAATTTCGGTTTACAATTCCTTTTTTGCGCTAATTCATCGGTATCTGAAAAAACAGACCCCATGAAAATTGCGGTGGGTTTGATTTCAATATTAGCCTCACCTGTTAAATCAAAATCTGTTCTTGTGATTGAAATTTGACACAATTCAGGGTCACCCCATAATGGTAATATTGTTACAGATTTTACTATTGATATAATTTGAGGAAGTGTACCTAAATTTTCTGAAGATTTGAACCTAACCCCATTTACTTGGCTTTCTGTTGCAATACCTAACCTAATCAGGTCCTGAGGTGCTTGTGAAAATGGTCCAATATCAGATATATCAACATTCATTACAATATCATAAGTTCCGGTAGGAATACCAAAAATCATGAAGTCACCACTGTCATTTGTTGTTACAGTGAACTTATAATATTTGTCATATATTTCTACAGCGGTTGGATTGGTCAATACATCCTCTAAATCAGGAAACGAACCTGTTGCCGAATGTCCTGGATATGATGGTTTGTACGGAAGTAAATTATATTTGTACCCATCTTCATTAATATCTCCTACCGTCTTATATGGATAAATTGCTGAGATTATTGGATTATTCTCATCATCTGAATCTAAAGGAATAAAAATAGACACTTTCGCATTTGGTACTCCAAACCCATCATTAACTGAAACTCTACCCGCAACTACACCATAGTCAGCACATTGTCTTGTATAAATTTCAGATTGTGATAATTTGAGTGAAAGTATTTCTATAAATTCAAAATCCTGTTCTAAATTTAAATCTACTTTGTTGTCGACGCCGACCTTTGTTCTAATCCGTATAGATTTTGGCATTAATTACTTTTTTTTGAATAAATAGTTTATATTCTATTTTCAAAAAATAATCAAATAGTGTTGAAAATAAATTATCAACTGAAATTAACTGTGGTAAGGTTTTTAACTCTAACTCTTATATCTTTACCAGGATATCTGATTTGATATGTTTGAGATGGTTCGGCGAATATTGTGTCATCAATTAATTCGATTTGTCTTGTTGTCGAATCAGAATATCTTTGAGAGGTTTGAGATGATGAGTACTGACCTCCAACCTCGTTGAATACGTCGATAGCCGCAACACTTATTACACCATTTAATGTTTGTATGTTTTTTCTGACCTCAGAAATGAAAACATTCTGGCCCATTTCTCTTTGACTTGGTGAGAAATAATCATTTACCGTGTTAACAATTTGAGTTATTACACTTCCTTGATTTTGACTCGAGTCCAAAACAACTGAAATATCAATACTCAAATCTATCACTTGAGCACTTTCAATACTGATATAATCATTTATCATCCTATAATTTGACAAATAATTCGCAATATTAGTTTTTAGAGTATTTGAAACAGAATTAGTCAATTTACCTGATGTATCGTAGGATAAACACTGAATTTTAATTTTATTTTCTTGTTCTGTAATTGCAACCTTGGCCGGCGCTCCAAATTGAGATGGCATTGTTTTGATTAGCGATTCATAATCACCGATTGTGACCGCTCTTTTTTGTGCTGAAAAATTGTAAGTAACAAGATTCCTAACCTCTTCTACGGTAGGTAAATTAGCACCTCCGATTGCCGCGGTAGGATTATTACATCTTAATGAACCAACAGTGGAAACATTTTGGTCCTCTGATGGGCCATTAACCACAAAATCAACTGTACCTAACTGATTGATTACATTAACACCTAAGTTACTTGAGATACCCCCACCAACTCTATATTGAACAAATAATGTGCTATTAGGAGATAAAGTACTTCCCAATGCTAAATTGTTAGAATATTTAGATAAATTGAGTTGGAATCCGTTTGCTGCAAATTCTCTTAACTGTTCATCTGAAGACTGATTACCACCCCCAAATGTCATTTTAAAAAAACTTTCAGGTGTGTATTCTGTTATGAATTTATTAGAAGTGTTTATATATCTACCGACCTTAATACCGGGTGAATCGGAAACCTTAGTTGGGTCCTCAACAAATACTTTATCTTGTATTAGAGCATCAACCTCATACCATCTATTTTCCAATCCAAGAAATTCTTGGTTAGTTGGAGTTCCGGCAAATTGTGTTCCTTCTTTTAATAAAACAGATGTTACATTCAATACATTTTTTTCAGGTAAAAATGCCTCAAAAAATGGTTTCACATCGTTTGGTGATATGACTCTTTTAAAGACTTTAGTAACACCATTTACTACAGTTTCTCTTTTTGTTATTTGGTATCCTGTAATTATTCCATTTGAATCGAAATTTGGAATTTTGGTTCTATTTGGGAACCCCTCATTATTGTTTGGTGATGTAAAATCTATATCATATACGGTTTCAAATGTTTGACCTGCACCCTGAACTTGTGAACCTCTACGTAATATACCACAATATCTAATATCTTCTTTATCACCAAATGCCGGAACTGTGATTGTAAAGTCAACTAACGCAACAGATGGTCTTTGACCTGGAACTCTAAGCCCATATGTTCTTGCTATGTTATATACTGATGACCTTTGTTGAGCGTATTGTAAAACAGTTTCTTGAATACTTCTGTCGATTTGGAATTGTAGATTATCTGAAACCGCGGCATTAAGGTCTAATAAAACAGAAAATACTGAGGCGTCGTTTACGTTAGATAATAAATCAGGATAGTAAGTTTTGACAAAATTAATTAATTCTGTTCTTATTGATTGGAAATCTCTAACTGTGTATGATATTTTTTTATTTGCCATATCTTATAAATTTATAATTACGAAATCGGAACTTTCAAAAGCGCTTGATGTTACCTGGTAGTCTATTTTAACTCTTGCGGTGTGTTCTTTAGTACCAATACCTGGTACTCTGAATACTCTTTGGTCTCCACTTATTACAGTTCTATTTTCACTTTCTTCTTCGGTTGAAGCATCATAAACCTGTATGCTTGTTATTTTTAGATTAGGTATGTATGTGGTAACCGATTCTCTAATTTCAGCCTCTAGTTGTGCAAAAGTAGGTCCATCCAAAGGTTCAAAAATGTATTCATATAATCTAGTACCAAAATCAGGTAAAAAATATCTTGTACCTTTTCTAGTTAATAATAGATGTATTAAATCTGTTCTGATTTCTTCATCCGGTGTATCTGATAAATCTAAATACCTACCGTCAAAAGAATCTCTGAATGGGAAATTTATACCATATGTTTTGCCATTTGCCATATGTTATAAATATAATGTCGTGATATTTTAACTAAATAGTGTAAAAATAAAAATCCCGACACTAAGTCGGGATAACATATCAAATTTTTTTAATTTTAAATTCTTTAAAAAACTTAGGATAACTTTCTAAATACCCTTGGTACGTTTCATCATCGACATTGATATCTTCTGCCATCCAATACCAATAAAGATTATTATTTAATTTGAAACCATAGTAGTCGTGTATATTTTTTTGTAACTCAACTTCTTTATCTGCGTAATTAAGTTGTCCAACACATATAAACCCAGATGTAACATCTTTTATAACATTGGACTCATTACCAGGTACAAATCTATTATTAACCCAATTTAATCTTTCTATTAACTTTTGGTAAAACATGTTAGCACTACCCCATCTTATGGATGTGAAAAAAATAACACAATCAGATTCAAATAATTCTTTTGATATTTTCCATAACTCATCATCTTCGTTATGTATGGACGCCCAACACCTATGATATCCTGATGGATTTTTTTCTTTATCTTTTAATAATGCCTTTTTAACTCCACAATGATTCCCATCTTCCCTTGATACATTACCTTCGCATGGATAAATGTTCAAATCGGGAACATTTATTAATGTAACATTGTCTAATTTTTCCGCAATAACTTCAGCTATTATTGTAGATTTAGGTGCCTGTTTTTCTAATATTTTTTGATATCTATTAGAACAAGTTAGAAACAAAACTTTATCAAACTTTTTAAGTACTTCAATTGTTTTGTCTATATTTTTGAAATTTCCTGATTTCATATCTAATAAATACTACGGTGTTATCCATTTTTCTCCTTCCCAATATTCAACACCAGTTATTTCTAACTTATAAGGAAAATAGTCTTTGTAGGATTCATATATATATAAATAATTTTTTCCTTGTGTTTTTCCGTAATTACTTAACGATAATATTGAATCTTTTCCAAGTGAAAATTTAAACATGTTTTGTATAAACGATGTTTCCAATCCTAATAATGCGTTTTCGAATTCCCTAAATCTAGTGTATGCAACAACCTCATTATCAAATTTAACTTCCATGATTTTTAAATCATCAAAACTTGAGTTGTTATTGTAACTATCAAATAAATCAAAATTCTTTTCCTTAAAATAATTTGTAAAAAACAAATCTACCTCAGTTTTTTTATCAATATAATTAAAAATACTAATTTTTAATTGTGATAATATTTTTTTTCTTTTGTATGATAAAACTATTTTATCATTATTTATTCGACAACTTTTGGATTGATACCAATAAAGTGGTGGTTGAAGGTTTGGTAAGAAACCAAGTTCTAAAAGTTCATGTTCTTTTTCCCCTTCAGGAATTGCAAATGCCTCACAAAAAACTCTATCATTTTGAACATGACCGTGTAAATGGTCAAAGATTATTCTCATTTTTGTATTTTAAGTCTAAGTTATCGTATTCTTCAGAACGTTCCTTATTTGATTCCCCAGCTTCTAAATTAGTATGGTCGTAATTAAAAACGTCAGTATCAGGAGTTACCCACCTTCCATTCCTTTCCGCAGTCCAAAGTGTAGTATTATATTTTCTATTTATAACAATATCTTGTTTAACAGTGAAAGATGGGTCGTGCATTATTAAACGATTGTTTGGTTGAATTGCGAAATTACCATTATCCATTTGAATAAAATGTCCACATTTATGCTGTGATGGGAATTCACTTAAACCAAAATCAGTATCACTCATATCGTCTGAACTTCCCCAATCTAATGTAAATAAATAACGTCCCGAATATTGAACCCTTCTTCTTGATGTAAACTTACAAGTTTTATTTTTCAAAATAGGAAATGCGGTTACTCCAACATGATAAGTAAACGAATCCCATAATACTAATTCATCTAATTCTTGTTCAGGTGCATCTTCTTTCCAACAAAAAGCATGTATTGGCATTCTCCACCACAATCCACCATCTTCCATCATAAAATGGAATAATGGTGCTTGAGCAGGTATTGACGACATTCCAAAAATATAACATGGAAATTTTTTATCAAAGGAATCTTCTTGATTTCTTAAAAAGTTACCTCTTATATATGCCTCAACAATAGGTATTGGCGTGTTTAAATACGACATAATTTATAAATTTTTTAATAATTAAGATGAACATCCAAAACATTCGACCAAACTACTGTCGGGTCTTGGAGGTAAGTTCATTTTACTGTAATCAACATCAGGTAATGGTTGTGGTTTTGACTCTTTACTAATATCAACCGCCAAGTGTTTTGCCCCTGTTGATATAGCCTTTGTTCTAACGTAATAACACATAGTTTTTAATCCGTTTTCCCAAGCCCTAAAGTGAGATGAAGTGATTTTTGATACTGTTGGATTTGCCAAATAGATATTCATTGATTGAGATTGGTCGATAAATGGTGCTCTATCAGATGCCATATCAATTAATTCTTTTTGTGAAATCTCCCAAATCGTTTTGTATTTTTTCAACAAATGTTCAATTCTTTTTACTTTTTTGTTGTAGTTTTTATCCTCAGCGTCCAAGTATTTGTTGAAATTAATTGATTGGATTGAACCTTCATTTATAATAATTTCGTTTTTAACTTGTTCGGTCCAAATACCAATTTTTTCAAAGTCGGTAATTAGATATTTGTTAACAATCATGATTTCTCCACCAACAACTCGTCTGTTAAATAATGCTGAGTGAGCGGGTTCTGTCATTTCATAAGACCCTGTGATTTTAGCTGATGACGCAACTGGCATCTGAGCGGTGGTAAGTGAATTACAAACACCAAAGAAT